CACCTCTGGTGTTTGCGACAATAGGAGTAAAGGTTGCAGCTGCACTATTTTCAAGAACGACATTAAGTGTCTGTTGGGTGGTTGTGGTACTTAGAGTTTTAAGTGTTCTGGTAGTAGAACCTTTAATGACCACATCACCTTGTGATTCAATATTATTATCTGACCAAACATAGGTTGTATGAACGTTGCCATAAGGCTTTGCGTCAGTACCAAGATCAATGGTTGTAGCATTTGGTATCAGATCTGAGTTCAGATAAGCGTTTACCACGACCAAATCAGTTGTCGCATTACCGATTGTGGTAAGGGCACTATCAATCTGAACATTAGCGCCAGTGAATACAGCATTGGCAGTCTGTGTTAAAATACCGTCAATATTAACGTTTGCGTTGAAGTCCGCCACAGCATTGACATTGAGCACATCTGTACCAGCATTACCGATAGTGGTATTTGTGCTAGTAATATAAACGTTAGCACCAGAGAATGTAGAGTTTGCGGTGACATTGAGCGTGGTAGTACCGACGTTGGCACTGGTGCCAGTAAACTCAGTGTTTGATCTTACAAATAGTGAACCAGTGTTGATTGTAGTATTTGCAGCATCAATTAGAATTTTCTTTGTGGAACCACCATCGAAGGTGACATTCGATGAGATAACAACGTTATTTGCATCAACATCAAATAGATTCGTATTTGCACTGATCTGAACAAGAGCAGATTCATTAAAAATTGTATTGGTAGTGATCACAAGATTCGCTGGAGTACTTACAGTACCGCCTCTTAATGCTGTCGCAGCAATTAAAGTATTAGCCGAAAATCTACCTTCGATATGTGAGTTACCGGTGGTTTGTGCACCATTGGTCGTATTAGGTTGTGCCACATCAGCTACGGTAACTACAACAGTTCCCATATCATTGATAATCAAGTTTGTTTTATTAATCCAGCCGCCAAAACTATCTGTAGTTACTTCTACGTTAGCGCTTAAATATGATGACTTTGACATTCTGCTTTACCTATTTGCTATCTGAATTAATAATTCGCGAATATAACCGAGTTCACTTTTAATATTATCTATTTCGCTTTCCAAGTTTGCCACCTTATTTGATTGCTCTTTTGTTTTACGATACTTCTCTAAGGCGCCCTTATTCTTATTTATAAGAGCACCTGTAGATAAGTCCTTAGCAAAATCTTCATTGTCTGTGTTAACTATCATACTGTTAATGCAAGTGCCCTCATATCTTTGACTCTAGGTATTCTGTGTGGCCCAGTTGAAGTCATAACTATTTTTACCGCAAAATATTTATAGTTAGTGTAGATAGCACCAGCAGAATCAAGATATTTAAAGGTTGTGCCACTTTCGAGAATAGCAGAACCACCAGCAGTTGCACTAGAGGTCACTGTTGTACCATCAGATTGGAATCCTGTAGTGCCCAATGAGTATTGGAACTCCTTAAAGTCAAAACGATCATTGTTTGCTGATGTAAAGTTAGTTCTATCTTCTGCAAGTAGTTTAGTCCACGGGATTTGATCAAACGGTGTCGAATCAGCCGAATTCTTAAACTTACCATAAACAGTAATATCAGAACCTGGCGGTTTATATGCAGTCAACCAAATCTTTAAATCATCAGCATCAAGACCATCGGCAAGTTGGACAGTTCTTGAGATATACTTAGATGATGCAGCTCCGGCAATATTTCTATTTTCGTCAGCAATATCATTGTTGATAAGATGTTCATAGATATCCACGGTTGAAATTTCATGGTCAATAAACGGAGACGTATCACGAGTAGTTGTCGAATCATTTGATAAACTCATTCTTAAGACAAACGAATTTTCAGTAGGAGCCGCAGATTTACTCTTAATGTAAGTTGCGGTTCCATTGAAATACTTGTTATTATCAAAGTCAATAGGTGAAGTTCCACCACCAAGATAATCACTCGAGCCGTTAGAAAGTGCAGTTGCGGCAAGAATTGATTTTGTTCTTGTAAAGTTTGATCTGTAGAATTGTGGTTGCAGATAACTTACTGGAATTGAATCAATAGATCCAATAGTGGCAGTTGCGGCTGAATCAGCACCGGTAACAACATCATTAGCCGCAAATACCAATCCAGTTTTAGCGCTAGATTCCTCAAGAATGAGTCTTACAGGATCACCAGAGGCATTGAAGTAATCAACCTTACCGCTTACTGTTTTAAAGTAGTTTGCGGCAGTATTGGCAGCCGATGGGAATTCTTTTACAGTCAGTGATATATTATTAGCGACATTGGTGACCTCAAGGACTTGATAATCAGTTCCAGCAATATAGACAAGATGTTCACCTACAGCAAACGTTGACGTAAATGACGTGCCAGAACCTGTAATTGTTCTACTTGTAGTATTAGCAGAAATTGTTCCAGCAGAATTCGCACTAGTTACAAAAACGCTTTCACCACGTTTAAATTGACCCGCATATGATGAAACAGTAAAGAATTCATGGCTATTATTTGTCATCTGGAAAGAACCAGTGGCACTGCTAAACTGTGCTTTGTATAGTTTAAACTTCAGATTTTCATCATTATGTGGTGTCCATGCACGGTTATTTGTAGAAGTAAATAATGTACCGCTAGCCGCGTCCATAGTAACTTTAACCCCTGTTGCAACATCCGCTAATCCTGTCTTACATACCCAAATTAAATAGTCTGGATTATCTTGATCTGGAATTGTTACTACGCAATATTCCTGTCCAACTTTTAATGCAACCGGTGCGTCAAATGTTACAGTAGTCGCTACTGTTCCATCGTTTGACACACTAACATCGGCTGAATCCAGGTGAATAGATGCGAAAGGCATAGTATCTGGGCCGGGATATCCATTGACTGAGTTTCTTAATTGAACAGTAACACCCAATGTCGGACTTTTCTCTTTAAAGAATAGGTCAATCTTAGTCACCATTACAGCCGTATCAGAAGACATATCAGATTCTATCTTGAAAGTTTGAGCAATAGGATCATTGCCAGGTGGACTAGGTTCACGGCCTCGATCGCCGGTATCCTGCGGTGGTGGGAGTGTCACAGAAGTCACACTCGTGGTAGAACTTGTGCTTTGGGTTTGTGTGGTTACCTTTTTGAAACTAGCTTCACGGGTTGTGACTTCAAGTGGTGTTTTCTCTATTGAGAAGTTATAACCTCTATAAGTTGCCGTTGTAGTGGAAGTTGCGGCAGCAATAGATTGTAGATCATCAACATCGGCAATAATAAGTTCTCTATCGCCGACAAAGAAGGTATTGGCTGGAATTCTAAAAATTGCTCTTAATGTACCATTGGCATCAGATTTAATTTCATGAGTAACACCAAATTTACCTACTCTTCTCAGATCTGATACGCGTTTTGTATCACCCACATTTGCAGGAATAACACTAGTATTCACATCTACACCATCAAAGAAGAAATAGAATCTAGTATTTGGTCTTAGACCTTCTGATAGGATTCTAACATCTCTTTCTCTCAAGAAAGGTTTAAAATCAAAGTCTGTGACAAAATCACCGACAGGATTTTGTTTCTCCTTACCTGGCACTACCTGTAACGAATTTTTTGTGGTCTGAGTAGTAGTATTTGTTGTGGTCGTAGTGGTCGTAGTTCTACCTCGAGTAACTGAAGAACTATTGGTGGTCTGACCAATAACCGCAGTTGAGACATTAGATAATGGTACAAACTCACCGATTGCGGCAACAATATCTTGTACCATCGCGGTTTGATCAAATGTAATATTTACAGCTGGAGCAGTTACTACTTCAGGTGCACCATCATATTCTGGGAATAAAACCGTAGTACCTGAGAATTTCCAGAAATCCGTAACACAGTTTCTGAATGTTGTTGCATAAGGTTGATCAATAAACTTTTTATCTGTTTTTGATAAAGTAATACCTTCGCCAAAATCTGTGACATTTGTCAGTGATCCCGATACAATCTTCATATCTAGATTGTATTTTCTAAATCTAGGAGTCAATTCGCTATATGAAGGATCAATAGCGGCAGCAAAGTTAGTATCTTTGAGATTCGCAATTTGTAATGTATCAAAATTATCGACAAGAATACCATTTTTAAACCGATCAAGACCGCTAGAATCTGTAACGACTAGATCTGTTGCTGATTTTTCAAGTGCATTTAGAACAGTGTAGTATTCAATATTATTAAGACGCTTTTCGATCTTACCAATATCATCCATGGTATAACGTCTATGATTTTCTTTTGAAATAATAACACCATAATCAGGTTTACCTGCTCTATTTGCGACAATAGGTGGTAGTGATGGGAATGGTGGGATATTAAATGTGGCAAGAGTCATTCCGACATTTGGTGGATTTGGCGCCTTTGGATCCTCTGATGGTTCGCCCTGAAGTAATGTAAATCTACCTTCACCGTCAATGATGAATCTATCCTGACGACCAAGATAGTAACTGTATGTAGCCTCAAGTGTTTTATTTGGTGCAATCAAATTGAGTGCAGTAGAACCAAATGTCATACCTGCAGTTATCGTAGCAATTGAACTTGCCTGTACTGTTGCAGTACCAGAAGTTGTCGCATATGCAACTGTATTTGCTGCATAAGGTCTGAAGTCGATTTGATCTCTGAGATAAAGAATCGTGCCATTATTCGTTGTGAAGGTTGGTATGCCTTCAGTACGAATTTTATCTGCAGGTAAAGTTGCGGTGGTATCATCAACCGGATAACTGTCTACCGAGAAGTAAGATTGACTAAACGCGCCTGTTGTAAGTTTCTTAAATACTTTCATTTTGACAAGAACATAACGACGACCACTAGAACCTGGGGTGAATGATCTTATCTTTTCAATATACGAATGTCCGTAATATTCTTCGGTATCGTTTCTTTTCAGTAAGTATTTGTTTGTGATGTCGACAGCACCTGTAGTATAGTCGGCATTTGTAGTCTCTGTAATCTGCTCAATGGAATATACATCTGGTAAACCGAGAGAATATGTACCAGCAGTACCAAGTGTATTCGTATCAAACTTTACATATACTGTTTCGAGCGTTTTACCAATAGGTTTTACATCAGCCACCTTTACGTTGTAATAAACAGTGGTGCTAAGCGTACCACCTAAAGTGGTATCCGCTAATTGAATAGTAAGAGTTGCAGCATCAGCCGATGTGGTAATGGTCGCTGTTGACATTACCAGTGATGTACCCTGAAGATATTCGCCTGAGGTGGATGTTGCATTACATATAACCATAATCTCAGATTTAGCGTCTGTGCCAAGAGTTGCACTTGCACCGTATGGGAAAACAAAACCTGCACCTAATGCAATAGTAGCTAGACCTCCAGCGCTAAATGTCACAGTGGTTGAGGACGTTCTATAAATGTAATCGGTGCCGGTTGATGCAACTGATTTAATTGCATTTTTGCCGACTGGGAAAATAAGATTTCTAAACGAACCATCCTTAAGGACAGCTTTACTATCTTCAAGAATTAAGTTTGCAACTGCAGCTGGGCTTGAATCGTAAATTGATCTGACAGTGGCAAAACTTTTGGCGGCGGCCATTTTGATATCAAATAGATAAATTCTAAAGATTGTATTTGACGTACCGTCACGAGTTACAGCGCGAACCTTTGCGGTTCCCCAAACGTCACCACTAGGAGCAGATAATCCGACTGTGGATGTGGCTGCTGTGGTTGCACCATAAAGAGTTAATGTCTGCTGAGTAGTAAAGTCAAAGTTGCCGAGGTAGTTATCTACAAGAATGTAATTACCATAGTTGGCAAGAATATCCTGTTGTTCGGCAGTCTCGAATGTAATTGCCTTTGCCATATTAACAGTAAAATCAGAGAGAATTTGAACTCTTTTACCTTCAACATAAGCGGTACCTGCGCCAGCAATAGCTTCAAGTAAGGCGGTATTCGAGGTTTTTTGTTGAACGCCAATTCGGAATTCTTGTAGCGAATAATTGCCTGATTCTTCGGCAGTTCTTTGCGCCATCATTTTTTCAATACTGTTAAATTGCGTAGTATTGTTACGTCTTACAAGACGGCCGTTATCATATTCTTGAATTGCAAAGAATGTTTCATCTGCTTCCGCTTGGGCAAGAGTGAACGCAGTGAGAATAGGAGTTAACTTTAAGCGATCAGCACCTGGTGCATTATAGTTATTATACCCATTTGCATTATCAAGTAACGTTGTATCATTATTACTATTGACAATAGATTCTTGTGTTTGGAATCCAACAACCAGACCATCAGGTTCTGTATTGTATTTGCTTACTACAACTTGCTGTGCATCAAAGCGAACAAAATGTCCTTTTTGGAAAATTACACCATCAGTACATCTAGTAGAATAGCAGTAACCGACGGGTGCCGATGCACCCGAGATTGCTGTTGTCGCGACAGTCACAGTATAGACAAGAGATGCTAATGCACTATCTGAATAGAGTTCAATGTTTTCACCAGCTTGGAATGATTTTACCCCAATCTGACCTGCTTTTGTACTTGACCCAAGATACTTTACAAACAGAGTATTTAGATTTGGCGCCTGTGATTCAAGTCCAGTTGCGACTAATTCGACAAAGGCCTTAACACCTGTAACGGCACCCACAGCATATAGATTCTTATAATTGGACATGACAACCGGTTGGCCGTTTGCCTGTAGATCAAGGAGCTTTATGTAAGCTAATTTGGTACTTTCTACAAAGTTACCACCTTTGACAATACTACCTTCCTTTAGAATATTTGAGCCAAATCTTTCAACTTGAGCTTGAAGAATAGTCTGAAGTTGTGTCAATTCTCTCGCTTGAACACCAACTGCCGGTTTGAATAGAACTCTATGAAAGTTTTTATCTTCTTCAAAATCGTCATAGTATGGCGCTACGTTGAAATCTGTATTAAGACCCATTTAATTTACCTTTTAGAATTCAATGACAAGTTTAATCTTTTCAGTTTGATCTGAATTGCGTGTAATTGGCGAGAAGTTTTCAACAAATAGGAATTCACCCGATCCATCTACTAATGAGTTGTAATCGTAAACTCTACCAGTTATTTTTGTTTCTGCCTTATTCGTTTGACCTACAAATGTATTTATAGTGCCTGAAGCATCATCCGATATGGAAAAGAAGCCTTTTGTTCCAGTCAATCCGATTACAGTACTGTTAGCAGCTGCAGAATTTAAACTGTGAACATAACCTAAAGCACTAGCTTGGAAAGTATTATCCACACTTTGTACTGTAGATGGAACACTAGATGTTTGACCAGTAATATAATTGACAGTACTATTGCCTGTTGCAAATTCACCACTTACGCTATACAGTGTTATGGTATTATCAAATCTATTACTTATGACGCCTGTCGCTCCAGTATTTGCTTGTACCACCACTTCAGCATCGTTATACAAATATGCAGATTGATTCAGTGTTAGCGATATTACATTAGATGAAAGTTGTTGCAATCCGACTTGAATGACTAATTCATCCAATGCAAATCCGTTATCATTTGGTCCTGCATAGATGGTTTCAACTTGATATATTTCTCTTTGATCAAATGTAGTAAATGATTTATCAATGGATGTTACGTTTGCACTATATAAGCTGGTCGCGCCGGCGACGTTTGCACTAGTTGCAAAGAATCCTCTAATGTTTGTGAGTCTCAGAACGTCCCCATCACGATTTGTAATAATGCCTGTAGCACCAGTGCTTGGCTGTGTCACAATCTCACCTGCATTAAAGCTGGCCGCAACACTACTTGCAAGAGTTAATTCAACGTTAGCGAATAACGGATCCTTAATCAGCGTAATTTTTCGATAATCGTTTGTTGCTGGAATAGTACTTGATTCAGTGTTAGCAATTTGCATACCAATGCCAACTCTATTTGCATACAGTTCATTGATCACATCGGATCCATGACCGCCTGGCGGCGCTATAATTGCTCTAGCTGAGGCTGATGTTGTACTAATAGCCAAACCTGATGTAAGATCAATAAGTCCAGTATTTGCAATGATAGTAATATCTGCATAGGTATAACCTGATCCAGAATCAATAATTTCAATATCAGCTATAGAGTTAGCACTTGCACTTACCGTAGCAATAGCCTTTGCATCAACTCCGTCGCCAGTAATAATAACTCTAGGCCCAATTTCAAATTCTGATGCTGAATCTGGTAAAGGATTTAAGGCTGCATTAAGCAGGACACGTCTTTCATCACCGGTGACAATATATTCAGTAATGGTTCTTAACTGTCCAGCACCACGACCGGAGCGAATATAGAATGCATTATTCTTATAGAAGTCAGTATCATTTGATAGTGCAGTAGTTAATTTTTGAAACGATGCAATTGTAGATGTAGTATTGCTGCTTACGCCTCTAATAGTTTGACCAACAACAAAAGCTCTATTGACATTTGTGACTCTTATGGTATTATTAGCTGAATACACTGCTAGTGTAACACCATTTGCATATCTGCCATCTGGGTTCTGTGATGTTACTTTTTCTTCAACAAATCCTGCAACACTACTTAAAGTAAGTTCGTAATCCAAAAATTTATCACTGTTTAGAGAATATAGTAAAGTATTTCCGTTGACGGCAGAAGCCTTAACAGTACCAGAAGCATAACTGTTATAATTAGATCCAGCAGTTTCAATTAGAATAGTTTCAATACTACCCGATATCGCATTACCCGTAACGTCTGCATTAACAAAAACTGGTGCATAATCTGCTGTGGCAAATTTTGAATATTCATTATTAGTAATGCTATACATATATTTCCACTGATAACCGTCTGTGGTTAGATAAAGTTCATCATCAGCAGAAGTTTCAGAGAATAGTGGTTGGTCAGTGGATGCAACACCACCATTATTATTCAAGCATTTAAACACATGATATGAACTAGATTCAGGTGATATTACGTAGAAATTTTTGGTCTCTAGTTCTTCTACGGTATTGTCATACATGTCATATACAGTACCAGATACCCATTGCTCATTTCGAATCATATGTGCAACGTCAGCTGGAGTTACATGTTTACCTAAAATAAGTTCATCATATAGAGTATAATGTGTATCGCTTACATTTGTAGTTGGATCTGGTGGGCTATTATCGTCAATAAAAGGTGTGCTTTTATGTGCGCCGATGTAGTAAATCGTGTTTGATGTTTCGTTAAATGACTCAACGAACTGTCTTGCAGCATGTGTTTTAAAGTTTTGTGTAATCAGTTTCATCTATTATCCCTTACGCCATCGCTACAGTTCTACTTGCTTCGATCATAGTTGTGCCATCTGAAATGAATTCAATCACAAATGTTCTTGCCGTTGTTGTGCCAGTTGCTAACGTTCCGGTAGTCTGGAAGCCGGTGCCAAATGTGATGGTGTATGACGTTGTACCGCTTGTTACAATGATGACCGATGCTCTTGATCCGGCCGCCGCCACGGTCGTAGTGAAGGTAGCAGTAGCAGTCGGTGTTACTTTGACTACAGTATTAGTTCCAAGTGCCATTGCAGTTGTGCCATTTGCATGAGCAGTATATGCACCTGCGATCTGGCCCGCGACTTGAAGTCTAGATGCCGGCGTGGTTGTGCCGATGCCTACGTTGCCTGAGGCGTCGATCCGCATGCGTTCTGCAATAGTACCAGCGGTTATTGTCCGGAATCCAAGCCACCCAGCCTCGGCAGTGTTAGTGGGACTACTGATTGCAGTATAAATTGAGGCGTAGTCTCTATCTACACCGGTTGAACTTTTACCTCTAAACAATATATTACCGATTGCATCAGAAGCAGCAGGCGATGCACTGTTTCTGTAGAATACAATATCTGGTGCGGCAGACGCGTCTGCGTCTGTGCTCGTGACAACCAGCGCGTCAGTCACACCAGAGGTAGTAAAGGTGAACGCACCGTTGCCGATCATATTCTTGAGTTCAGCGGTCGTAATGCTTTTCTCAGCCACAGCACTTGCATCATACACCAGGAACAGATCATTACTGGCAACAGATGTTCCAGTAAGTGATGCTAATTGATCAATCGTAGTGTTTGCCATTATACCGCTCCTTCAGTGCGAATCGTCAGATACGATCCAGATTTAGTTATTATGTTTGTTCCAGTTTCCGTTACTAGATATTCTGTTACTATTTCGACAGGTTGAATACTGCTATTAGCAATTCGCAATGGTGAATCAATTTTTGTATTTTTGGATACACTACCAAATAATTCATTACCGGATACGTGAAGTACACTTCTTACAATTTCTTCATATCTATTTATTGAAAGATTAGAAATGACATCATATGAATATTCTTGATAATATCTATTATCTTGTATCTTCTTCTCTGAATTAAGGTGTGAGGTAGTTGTGCGCCAGTATCCACTTCCAACACCAGTGCTGATTACATTAGCGGTGGCTGTAATAATGAATTGGAAACCTTCGCGCTGTAGTTCGACTGTTTCACCATTGACATATCCAAATCCAGAATCGACGACCTCGACTGAAGTAGCAATACCATTTGCGGCAATC